TTTATATCAAAAGGTTACAACGATATATTAGCAGAAGATGATGACCCTTACGGATTAGAGAAATTTTTTCCTTGCCCTGATTCATTAGTAGCAATAAGAACCAATGAAACCAGTGTTCCTATACCTGAGTTTACATTATATCAAGACCAAGCTGATGAATTAGACAGAATTACTACTAGAATAAGTAATTTAATAGAAGGATTAAAAAGAAGAGGTGTATATGATGCTTCTGTACCAGAATTATCACATTTAGCAGATGCTGGAGATAATGATTTTGTGCCATCAGAGAATTTTGCACAATTAATCTCAAAAGGTGGTCTACAATCAGTATTTCAACAAGAAGATATAGCTCCTATTGCACAAGTATTATCAGGGTTATATCAGCAAAGAAACCAAGTTTTAGACACTATTTATCAAATAACAGGCATATCAGACATTATTAGAGGGTCTACAAAAGCTAGTGAAACTGCTACAGCACAGCAATTAAAAGCACAATTTGGTAGTATGCGTATGCGTAAAAAACAAAATGAAATAGCTGAATATGTAAGAGATTTATTTAGAATTAAAGCAGAACTTATAGCAGAACATTATGAACCAGAAACTCTAGCTGCTATGACAGCATTAACGATTACCCCAGAAATGATGCAAATAATGCGTGATGATAAATTAAGGGGTTATAGTATAGATATTGAATCAGATGCTACAATTTTTACAGATGAAGAAGAAGAGAAAAGAACTAGAATAGAGTTTTTACAATCATTTGGTGGATATTTAGAAAGAACAGTATCTATAGCAAACCAATCACCTGCTTTAACACCATTAGCATTTCAAGCACTAAGATTTTTAATGGGTGCATGGAAAGTAGGAAGAAACTTTGAAGATATTATTGATAGAACAGAAGCACAACTAACACAACAAGCACAACAAGCATTACAAGCTGGTCCACAACCTTCAGAAGCTGAAAGAATTGCTGCACAGAAAATGCAAACAGAAATGGCTAAAGAAGAGTTAAAACAACAAGGTAAACTAGCAGATATACAATCAAGAGAAAGAACTGTAGGTAATAAAACATCTACAGAAGCACAAGCTAGTCAGGGTAGAATGGATGCAAAGAAAGAATTAGCATTATTAGAAAGCGATATGAAAATAGCAGCTCAATTAAATCAGGATGCAAAAGATGAGTTACAATAAAAATTACGATAATATCCAATGGGGTAAAAGTAACTATAAATTTGCTAAAGCAACAAAAAGAACAAAATCACACCAAGTTATGGGTGATATACAAGAATTTGTGTCTCCAATCGATAAGACTGTTATAGGCAGTCGTTCTCAAATAAAAGAACACGAAAGGAAACATAATGTTAGGCAAGTAGGTAACGATTATGTAGGCTCTACAAAACCTAAGTTTTGGGATAATATGATTAACAATAACAAAAGAGGATAATATGACACAAGAAAGCACTCCTGCACAGGAATCAGCACCTAATCCAGCACCGACACTAGAAGCTGTATTAGAAGGTGCTATTAACCAAACTATAGATAAAGAACCTGAAACACCTAGCAATGATACACCAAAGGAAGAAGTAGAAAACACTACTATTCCTAATGCTCCTAAACAAGAGGAGACAAATAATTCCGAAGAATCTAATTCTGAATCATTAGACCAGGTAGCTCCTGAGAGTGAAACAGAAACTAAAGATTCTACAGAAGAACCTTCTGATGATGCTGTAGTGGCTCATGTTGATGGAGAGGATTCGAAAGAAACACCTTTACAAGCTCCAAAAAACTGGTCAGAAGACGTAAAAGGCACGTTTAAAGATTTACCTCGTGAAGCACAGGAGTATATGCTAAAACGAGATAAAGAGATGACTGCTGATTACACTAGAAAGACGCAAGAAGTAGCTCAACAACGCAAAAGTTATGAATCACTAGATAAAGTTATAGCTCCAGTAAGACAGCGAATAGCAGCAAGTGGTATAGGGGAATCCGAATATATTTCCAGATTACTAAATGCTGATATGGCTCTTAGAAATAACCCAAAAGTGGCAATCAAACAATTAGCACAAGGCTATGGCATTGACCTTTCATCAATCGAAGAAACTGGGGATTGGAATGATTCCGACCCTCAAATCACCCAACTACAACAACAAAATCAGGCGATACTTGCTGAATTAAATCAGTTCAAACAGCAAAATCTACAATCGGCTAGACAGCAAACAGAAAATCAAATTTCTACTTTTGCACAATCAACTGATACTAAGGGTAACTTAAAATATCCTCATTTTGAGCAATTAAGAGTTAAAATGGGTAATCTAATAGATGCAGGAGAAGCTAAAGGCTTAGAAGATGCTTATAGTAAATCTGTGCGATTAGATGATAATTTATATAAACAATCCTTAGAATCACAAAGAAAAAGTGCTAAAGCAGAAGAAGATGCTAAGAGAAAAGCAGCAGTTGAAAAGGCTAAAAAAGTTAGACCTAGAACTGCGACAGCTCCTCCTAGTGGTTCTGTTAAAACTAGCGATTTAGATGCTTTGCTTATGGAATCAATTAATAGTGCAGGTATAACTAAATGAGTTGTGGGTTTAACAATAACTTAATGAGGTATAAAAATGGCAAGTCCAAATAGTACGTTTACCGAAATAGTTACAACTACTCTTGCAGGATATTCAAAAACTCTTGCAGATAACGTAACTAACGGTAATGCCTTACTCCGACATATTGATGGAAAAGGCAACAAACAAATCGCCACAGGTAGAACAATTGTGCAGGAATTAGAATACGCAACTAACTCAACTGCAAAATGGTATAGTGGCTACGAGGTATTAGATACATCTACATCTAATGTATTCACAGCAGCTGAGTTTAATTATAAACAATTAGCAGGTAATGTGGTTATATCAGGTTTAGAACAGGTCGAAAACTCTGGTAAAGAAGCAATCTTTAACTTACTTAAATCAAGAGTAAGAAACTTAGAAAAAACTCTAAAAAATACTATGGCTACTGGCTTATATGCTGATGGCACAGGTACTGATGGAAAAGAACTAGGTGGATTACAGTTGATTGTAGCTGGTACAAACACTAACACAGTTGGTGGTATTAACGCAGGTACTTATACATTCTGGAAAAACCAAGTATATGATTTTTCAGGAGAAAGTGTAACACCTAGTGCAACTACTATCCAAACAGCTATGAACACACTATGGTTAAGTACAACTAGAGGTGCAGACCACCCTGATATTATAGTAGCAGCATCTAATTACTTTCAATTCTATTGGAGTTCTTTACAGACTAACCAAAGATTTACAAGTGATGACAATGCTAGTGCTGGATTTATGAACTTAATGTTCATGGATGCACCAGTATACTATGATGACCAATGTCCAACAAGTAAGATGTATATGCTTAACTCGGACTATTTATTCCTTCGTCCAGCTCAAGGTAGAGAATTCTCTCCTTTAGGTGAGAAGGCTTCTGTTAACCAAGATGCTATGGTATTGCCAGTCGTTTGGGCAGGTAATATGACTTGTTCTAATAGAGCAAGACAAGGCATCATACAAGCATAATAAAGGAGAAAAAATTATGGCTTATATTACTGGAATGGACAAAACTGAAGTTAGTGATTCTGCTACTTTCCTAGTCGGTCAAAAAGGCATGGACGCAGCTGGAAACACCTTCAAGTATGTTCAATACGATACTGGTGCTGGAAGTGTAGCAGCAGTAAGTGGATATGTTGCTTATTACTATGCACCATCAGGTGCTTCAGCAGGTGCTGTAAATGTAGTAACAAGTGATTTATCTGATTCAGCAGAGATAGGTGCTGGTGTTTTACAATCTGCTCCAACAGACGGACAATATTGTTGGATTCAGATAGGTGGAACAGCAACTCTAACTATTGCATTAACAGCAGGAGCTGATGGAGACCCACTAACACCAACAGGTGCTGGTGATGGTACTCTTGATGTAACTGGTGCTGCTACTTCAGCAGTATGTGCATTTGCTGTAGATGCTTCAGCTAAAGTAATTGCTTGTCAATTTGCAGGTTAAAGCAGTATAATAATGGGGGTGAAATTCCCCCATACAAACAGGAGGTAACATGGGTAATTTAAGAGTAAACATATTTAAGAGTGAAGATGGTAAACAAGATTTAGTAGAGTTTAAACTAATCGGAGACCCTAATACTGTTATATATAAAATGACTGAAAAAGAAGCACAGGTAAAACAAGATTTTCCTGCTGAATACAACGCATATTATAAAACTAAAAAACCAATACCAAAAGCAACTCCTATAAGTAAATTAAAAACAATTAATAAAAGTAAAATAAAATTCTTTGATTTAGAAGGCATTAGTTCTATAGAACAACTAGCAGACTTATCTGATGGTGCTTGTCATGGATTAGGTAAAGATGTATTAGATTGCAGAAAACAAGCTAGAAATTATTTAGCAAAAGAACATGATATTAAACCACAATTAATAGTAGGTAAAGAATGAGTTTATTAACCATATGCCAAGATGCAGCTAATGAGATAGGAGTACCCTCTCCTTCTACTGTAGTAGGTAGTACCGATACTACTAACATACAATTATTAGCAGCTGCCAATAGAGAAGGTAAAAATCTTGTTGCAGGATATGATTGGCAAACATTAATTAAAGAAGAAGCACATACAACACTTGCAGCAGAATCACAAGGAGATATGAGTACCATAGCTACTGATTTTTTAAGATTTAGTAACGATACTATGTGGAACAGAACCACAGATAGAAAGTATTACGGACCACTTAACAACGCACAATGGCAAAGACTAAAAGCAAGTGTTAGTAGTGGTATAACAAATTACTTTAGAATAAGAGGTAATGCGTTATTATTTCACCCAGCTCCCCCATCAGGAGAATCTGTGTTTTTTGAATACATAGGTAAAAACTGGGCAATAACATCTGGCTCAACAGCTAACGCAACTAGCTTTGCAGCAGATGCAAATACAACAGTATTAGACGAAGATTTAATTACACTTGGTGTAATATGGAGATTTTTAAAACAAAAAGGTTTGCCTTATGATAATCAGTTTCAAGAATACAGATTGAAATTATCAGAAAAGCAATCCAAAGATGGTGCGAAGCAAATCATTCGTATGGCAGGACCAAATAGACTATATCTACCTGTTAACGAACCAGAAGGTAACTTTTCACTATAATGCCTGTTAAAAAAGTAAAAGGTGGTTATAGGTTTGGAACAAAAGGAAAAGTATATAAAACTAAAACAAAGGCTAATAAACAAGCTAGAGCTATATATGCTTCAGGGTATAAAGGTAAAAAGTAATGGCAGTTTTTAGACCTACAGGAGAGAGTACATCTCAATCTGCACCTATTGGTGGATTAAACACAAGAGATGCTGTGGACTTGATGCCACAAACTGATGCTATACGATTAGATAATTTCTTTCCTGGTTCTACAGATGTTAGTTTAAGAAAAGGTTATACAAACCATGTAACTGGTTTGCCTAGCACAGTACAAAGTTTATTAACATATCAGTCTCCTAGTGCTAATAAACTTTTTGCTGCTAGTAATAATGCTATTTATGATGTAACAAGTTCTGGTAGTGTAGGAAGTGCTGTAGTAACCAGTTTATCTAATGTGCAATTTCAACACGTTAATTTTACTACATCAGGAGGTTCATTTCTGTTTATAGTAAATGGTGCTGATGCTCCAAGACATTATAATGGTAGTTCATGGGCGACCCCTACACTCAACAGCATAACTGGTTCTACCATTAATAATGTAACAGTATTTAAAGAACGATTATTCTTTATAGTAAATAATAGTTTAAGTTTTGCATACTTACCTATTAATGCAGTAGCAGGAACAGTATCTACATTTGCATTAGGAAGTGTATTTAACTTTGGTGGTAAATTAGTAGCAGCTGGTAGCTTAACAAGAGATGGTGGTTCTGGTTCAGATGACTACATAGCATTTATAACATCAGAAGGTGAAGTAGCTGTGTATCAAGGAACTGACCCTAGTGATGCCAATAAATGGGCATTAGTAGGTGTATTTAAAATAGCAAGACCTATAGGTAAAAGATGTATTGTTAATGTAGGACCAGAGTTAATTGTTATTACAGAATCTGGTTACGTGCCATTAACACAAATGTATGCAGAAAATGAAGCTAATTATTCTAAAGCAATATCAGATAAAATAAGTGGTAGTATATTAACAGCAGTTACTAATTTTAAATCTACCTTTGGTTGGGAAGCATTAATCTATCCTAAAGGACAATTTGGTTTATTTAATGTACCTAATGGAGTATCAGGTGAGTTTGTGCAATTTGTAGTAAACTTATCCACAGGTGCATGGGGTAGATTTACAGGACAAGATGCGTACTGTTGGGGTTTATTAAATGGTGATTTATATTTTGGTGGTAATACCAAAGTATATAAAGCAGATAATGGATTAAGTGATGCAGGAGTACAAATACAAGGTAACGCAAAAACAGCATTTGTATATTATGGTGGTAGAGGTACATCTAAAAGATTTACAGCAATACGACCTATAGTATCATCAGATGCAGACTTACCAGTTAGTATAGGATTTGATGTAGACTTTAATGATGGTACTTCTACTTATACACCATCTAGTGCTACTACAACAGGAGCAGATTGGGACACAGCAACTTGGGATGTAGCAGAATGGGCAGGAACAATAGCATCACAGTTAGTATGGAGAAGTGTTGCCGATATAGGTTGGAACGCAGCAATACGAATACAAACCAGTACACAAGCACAAAGTATTAAATGGCATAGTGTAGATATTTATTATGAAAAAGGAGTAGGTTTATGATGCTTACAGACAAAGTATGGAAACTGTTAGAACCAGCTACAAATATTGGTGAAGGTTTAACAAGAAAAGAAATAGAAGAAAATTTACAAAAAGGATATTATAAATTATTTACACATAAAGATTCTGCTTGTGTTATAACTCAAAATAAAACTAGTATAAGAATAGGATTAGGTGGAGGAAAAATGGAGGAAGTAAAAAAAATAGTTGGAAAAATAGAAAAGTTTGCAAAAAACAATAAAATAAATTATATTGACATTTTAGGAAGAATGGGTTGGGAAAAAGCATTAAAAGGTTATAAGAAACAAGCAGTCTTATTAAGGAAGGAAGTAACATGAGTTTTATAAGTAATATATTTAGTCCTCCAAAGCCACCAGCAGCACCAGATTATGCAGGTGCAGCACAGGCTCAAGGAGCAGCTAATGTAGAAACTGCAAGAGTAGAAGGTAGGATGAACCGACCTGATGTATTCTCTCCTTATGACCAAACATTAGTAACAGATTTAGGTAATGATAGATTTGCACAAACTTTTAGTTTAGCTCCTGAATACGAAGCACAAAGAGTAAAACAAGTTGGTATTACCGATAAATATTTAGATACAGCAGGAAACTATTTAGCAGGATTACCACAAGAAACATTTTCATTATCTGGATTATCAGCACAACCTGGTCTTATAGATAGAAGTGGTTTAACTGCGTTACCTACAATGGAAGATATAAATAGTTATGCAACTAGAGTTGAAGGCGATTATTATAACAGAGCATTATCAAGAATACAACCTCAACAACAACAAGAAGTTATAGATTTACAAACACGATTAATTAACGCAGGTATACCAGAAGGTACAGTTGCACATAATAATGCACTTGCAGAGCTTAGAATAAGCCACCAAGACACATTAAGAGGGTTAGCTAGTGAATCTATTAGAGAAGGACAAGCACTCGCTGATGCTCAATTACAAAGAGCTACAGGTATGCGTAGTTATCAATTAGGCGAAGGACAAGGATTAGTAGGAGAACAAGAAAGAATTAGAGATAGACAATTAAGTGATTACTTACTAAGTAGAAGTCAACCACTTAGTGAAATTGCTACTTTATCAGGACAAGCAGCTCCTCCTCCTGCAATAGCTACAACAGGGTTAAATGTACCAGCAGTTAGTGTTGCTCCACCACCAATTTTTCAATCAGCTCAAGCACAAGGTATTGATGCTAACCAAAGATATAATACAGCAACAAATGCTTATGGAGCTCAAATGGCAGCATTAGGTGGTGTAGCTACAGGAGCTGCTACAGGAGCTTTTGGTCAAGGAGGAATTTTTGGTCGTTAAATATAGGAATATAATATGGCAGTAATTAGAAGAGGAGGGTTTCCAAGAAGACAAGAAGACCCATTAATACAACAGTTATTAGAACAAGCTAGAAGAGAAGCAGCTCAATCTAGTGCTATAGGTTCTCCTAGTATGTATAAAGCAGCAGCTGGAGGTGGTATAGGACCAGTAGCAGGTGTATTAACAGCACAAGTATTAGGTGGCATTAGAGCTGGTAATGCTGTGCGTAATGCTGAAAATAGATTAGCAAGACAAGATGAATTTGCTACTAAAGTATCAGAAATACAAGGAGCTATAGATACAGGACCATCAGAAGAATTAATACCAGGACAAATTACAGTAAGCCCTGAAAATCAAATAGAATCTTTTAGAGGAGTTCCTTATTTGCCTGAACCTGTAACTGTAGGAGAGCCTACAGAAGATAGAAATATGCTAGGTAGAGTAGCAGATGCTCTAACAGGTAGAGAAAGACTAGAGCAAGAAACATTATCAAGAAATCCTAAAACAGCATTAGGACAAGCATTAAGAGGTGCTGATATAGATGAATTACAATATTATGATGCAGTAGAAGATAGGAATTTAAGAAGAAGAGAAGAAGCAGAAAGATTATTACCTGCTACAAAAGAAAAAATAGGATTTAATGCTAAAGGTGAAGAAACACCTTATTATGAAATTACAATAGGAAAAAATACTTTTTTATCAAAATCACAAGATAAATATGAGCCTTTAGGGTCAGATATATCAGTTACAAAACTAGAAGAAATAAATTTAAAACAAATAAGATATAATGCTAAATTACAAGAATTAAGAGCAAAAAATGATAAAAAATCTGATAAAGATAAAAGACCAGATTATGAATTACAAGGAGAAGCTGCAAGATTAGCTGATATTAAATTAACATCAGATGTACCACCAATAGATTCTAAAATAGTTGAAGGTTTCGTAAAGCCTGATATGAGTAGTGAAAATATAAATATGCCTAATATAGATATAGAAAAATCATCTATGGGAGATTTAGAAGGTTGGGTTAAATGGGCAGCAAATTCAACAATAGGTTTTATAAAAGGAGGTAAAGTACCTTTTTCAGATGAACAACAAGCTGCTAATAATTTGAATCAAATGGTTAATGAATTAAGAATACCTTTAATAAAAGAGATAAGCCCTAGAGGTTCTAATTTTACTCAAGAACAAATAGCAAAATTATTACCTAATTCTGGATTATCAGATTCTGAAAATTATTCTAGAATGAAGAA